GAGCGGATTGCCAGCCTGCAGAACGAGGGCACGGTCACGCACCGGGTGCGGCTGCGGTACACGCCGGGGCTGAAGCCGAAGATGCGGCTGGTGAGCGAGGGCCGCACGTTCGAGATCGACTCGGTTGTTGAGCGGGGCCGACGCGAGGAGCACGAGCTGCTGGTCACGGAGGTCGTGGACTGATGGCCAAGGTCATGACAGTGGAAGGAGTCGAGGCAGTCCTGCGCGGCTTTGCCGGTCTTTCCAAGGGCGTTCAGCGCAAGTATCTCGGCAGCAGCGTGCGTGAGGTCGTTAAGTCTGTGGTCCCGGAAGTGAAGGCACTAACACCCAGGGGGCCAACCGGCAACCTGCGACGGTCAGTCGGACTAAAGTTGGAAAAGAAAAAGACCACTACAGCAGTCGGCATTGTGGGGTATCGCCGCGTCGCTGGCGGAAACAATCGAGAGGCGGGTTTTCATTCTTGGTGGATCGAGAATGGCGTGAAGACCAGAACTGCTAAGAGCGGGATGCTGAAGGTGCCTCTCGACATGGCCAGGAAGTATCCCTACCTAAAGGGCAAGGTGGCTTTGATCGGTGCCGGACAGACGAGTATCTACTTTCGTCAAGTCAAAGGTTTCGCCGGCACCGGCAAGTTTCAGGCGTGGGCAGACGCCAACCTGCCACGGCTCAAGGAGCAGCTGGTCGGCAAACTGGAGAACAACCTCAGCAAGGCCATCGCGGAAGAAGAGCGGCGGGCCATTCGTCGTTTGCATGGGGGAAGATAGTGGCCACCGTCACTCACATCGACGAGTCCCTGCTGCAGGTGCTGACGGCTGATGCCGAGGTCGCCCTGCAGGCCGGCAGCCGCATCTACCAGGTGCAGGCCCCGCAGGGCACGGCGTTCCCGTGCATCGTTTTCAACCGAGACTCGCAGCTCAAGACGCCGTTTACGCACATGCTCGGGGCCGGCAGTTTGATCCGTGCCACGTACACGTTTTCCTGCATCTCCGACAACCTGCTCGAGGTGCGAAACCTCACTCGGGCCGTAAAGGCCGCCCTACAATACAAGAGCACGTCTGCCATCCGCCTGGCATCCTGCGTGAGCGAGGACGACCAGACAGAACCGGCAGCGAGCGGGGAGCAGCTCCCCATCTACCGCACGGATTTGTCGATAGAAGTCACATACAGTGAACCCTGAGCAGGGAGGCTCAGACCATGGCGAAAGACATCGGACAGGGCACGTTCGTCACGTTCGGCAGCATCGTTGGCTCGGCTGCAACGCAGTACGCTGTGAACAGCGTCTCGCTTGGTGGCGTGTCGCGTGACGTGGTCGACGCCTCGCACTTGCTCACCAGCGGTGGCAAGGAGTTCATCGGCAGCGAGTACTACGATCCGGGCGAGCTCACGCTGGAGATTCACCACGACCCGTCGCTCAACCCGGTCACCCTGCTGACCAACGTGAGCACCGCCCAGATCTGCACGATCATCTTCGCCAATGGCGGTACGACCACGGCGAAGTGGTCGGCCTACGGCTTCGCGTCTGCCTTCGAGGCGTCGGCCCCGAAAGACGACATGATGACCGGCTCGCTGACCATCAAGCTCAGCGGCAACCTGAACGTTGGCTAGTCAGCAGGAGGCGCGGACTGTGGCTCTCACCCGTGAGCAGATCAAGGCAAAGCGTGGCGTTAGGCCGCGCGTGCCCGTAGAAGTGCCAGAGCTTGGCACGGTCTACGTCGCCAAGATGACCGCCAAAGACCGCGATGCTTTCGAGCAGATGGTCACCGGCGGCAAGGTCGGCGGTGTCAACCTGACCAACATCCGGGCACGGTTCGTGGCCCTGGTGTGCGTCAACGAGGACGGCACCAAGATGTTCGAAGAAGGCGACGCCGAGTGGCTCGGCGAGCTCGACACGGACATCGTGCAGGCCATCGTGGACGAAGGCTTCAAGCTCAACGGCATCGGTGGCAACGCTCTGGAGGACGCCACAAAAAACTAGAGAGCCGTCCGATCATCCTCTTCCTGTACCGCCTGGCCCTGAAGCTCGGCATCTGGAACGTCGAAGATCCGGGCGGCCTGGCTGAGACGATGAGCGTCGACCAGTTGTACGGCTGGATGGCTGCATTCACGTTGATGCCGTGGGGTGACGAGTGGCTTAGGGACGCGGTACTCATGGCACAGCAGTACAACGCCAACCGTCCCAAGGGAAAGCCGGCCCTGAAGCCGTGGGACTTCATGCCGATTGAGCAGCGTCCGCAGTCGCAGGACGAGATGTGGCGAATCCTCCAGCAGGTGAGGACGTAAGCCATGGCTGCGAAGAACTTCGGCCGCGTCAACGTCTCGATCACCGCCAGCACGGGCGGGCTGACGGCGGGACTGGGTCGCGCCGGCAAGCAGCTCAAGACGTTTGGCTCAAGCGTCGGCGGGCTGTCCGGTGTAATGGGGCGGCTTGGCGGTTCAATGGGCAGCCTGCTTCCTGTCTTTGGGGCATTTACGACAGCAGCTGGTGCCATAGCTGCACTCACGTCTGCAACTCGCGCGGCCGAAGCTCTGCACAATCTGTCTCAAGAGCTTGGCGTTGCCACTGGCGACCTACAGGTCATGCAGCAAGCAGCTGCCGAAAGCGGCGTTAGTCAAGAGCTTCTGACAACCGGCCTGCGTCGCACGACCAGGATGGTCGGTGAGCTGGCCATGGGTACGCCGGCAGCCGTTAAGGCGTTCGCCCAGCTCGGCCTGACGATGCAGGACATGGCCGGGCTTTCGGTGTCGCAGCAGTTTGCTTTGATTTCCCAACGCATTGCAGCACTGCCTGCGCAAATGCAGGCGGCTGCTGCCATCGACATCTTTGGCCGTAGCGGCCAGGGCATGCTGAACTTTATCCGCAACGGCAGTCAGGCAATCGGCGAGATTGACACGCTTCTGACGCAGCTTGGCGTCAAGATGAGCGGCGAGCAGGTGGCTGCCATAGAAGCCATGGGCGACGCGATCGGCCGCATGACGCTTCCGATGCAGGGATTCATCAACCAGTTTCTTGCCGAGCTCGCCCCGGCAATAACCGCTGTTTCACAGATTCTTCTTGAGTTCTTCACGTCATCCAATACCGGATTTTCTTACGCAAAGCTGTTCGCAGATGGACTGATTGTGGCACTCAAGGGCCTTGTGGCTATCGGCTCGATTCTCGTCGGCACATTCCAGATGTTTAAGGCGCTGCTGCTTGGCATTGCTGCAGCAGCCACTACTGCGTTTGGCGTCATGGCGACTGCGATAGGTTCTGTTCTTGAGTTCCTTGGCCAAATCATTCCCGGCTTACAGTCAGTCGGGCAGGGTATCTCGCAGTTTGGCGAGCAGACGCAAATGGTCGGAGATGCGTTGTTTCAAGAAGCTGACAGCGCTTTCGGCGCTGCATTGGAAAACTTCGCCAATCCACTGCAGGGATTCGACCAGAAGATGGCTGACGCTCAACGCCAGGCCGCTGAGTCGGCAGTGAAGCCAGTTGAGGCCGCAGCCACGGTTGCCGGGCAGATTGCCGGCAACGAAATCACCAAGGCAATCGGTGCTTCGTCTCAGGCCCTCAAGGCAATCGTGGCTGGCACATCCGAAGGCGAATCCTTCCGCAACTCCCTTATTCGCGGTGCTGATCCTCGCAATGCCGGCAGCGAGGATCAAGGCCGCACGGCCGACGCTACCGAGGAGACGGCCGCCGGCGTCGACGAGCTTGTCTCGATCATGCGTGACCAGTTCGCACTAGCGGAAATCACGGCATAGCCATGGCCATAACAGACGCACGCATACTGCGGTCAGTGAAGATCACCGAAGCCAAAGGTGAAAAGGGGAGTATTCAATACTCGGCCACTGAGGACTATCTGGTCATTTGCGATCAGAAAAATCCCAACTTCAACGACATCATGACTAACGACGCAGTTTGGCTTAACCTGGGCAATGTCAAGCTGCCTCAGATTGACGATGAGATCACGCTCAGCGGCAAGACTCTGTACGTCACCAGCCGTGATTTTTCCTACTACAAGGACAATGAGCGAGCGGTCGTCATGTCCGTGCGATATGACGCCAAGGACGACGAGGCAGGCGGCGGTGGCGACCCAAGCTCAGGCGACCAAGACGCATGGCAACGAATACAGGTGCAGAGCGCTGACGTAAGCAAGCCGGCAAGGGGATGGCGAAGTTTGGACGGCTCTAAAGATGCCGGTGCCGCGTCTGCTAAGCCAGCGATCAACAGCGCAGGAGACCCCGTCGACGGCCTTGAGGAAGAGTCGTCGATGCTGCGGTTTACCTACACAAACACCATCGCCGCCAATCCAAACTTTGATGCGCTGTCGCTGTATTGCAACAAGTGCAACTTTTCCAGCATGACCATCCTCGGCGTGCCGTGCTCGTACTACACATTGCGGTGCACCGGGTTTAATGCCCAGTATGACCAAAAGAACAACACCTGGTCAGTGACGGTCGAGATTCTCTACAACCCAGATGGCTGGGAAATCAGGTTTTATGATGCAGGGTTTAACGAGATCGTAGGCGGTGAGCGTCAGGCGATCCTCGACAAGCGAGGAAATCCCATCAGCTCGCCATGCGCCCTGGACGGCAATGGTCGTGCTGCCGATCCAGAGGTCATTACTGACAGCGAAGGCGGCGGCCCAGCCATGCGCGTCTTGTACCCTTACGTTTCAACCGACTTGCAAAACATGTTTAACCAAGCACGCATCTGAGGTGTAGCCATGGCCAAGGAAATCACGGTCTCCTGCTCGCTGAGTGTGAACAACGGCAACTACTCGGAGTCGTTCTCATCGGGCAGCCCGCAGTTCGACCAGACCACGCAGCTTGCCGTTGGTGGCGTGCTCGAGATCGGCACCGCTACAGAGACCATCTCTCTCGGCGAAGTCACCACGGCCGGATATGCCGTGTTTCGCAACCTGTCAACTGCCACAGCCGGCACGGCGTACATCGCCCTAGGTGCGTACGTAGGCACGAACCTGCACGAGTTTGTCTCGCTGCGGCGTGGCATGCCGGCTGTCCTGCCACTGACCTCGAACGTGACGGTGGCCGCCAAGGCGTACGGGCAAGCAACTAAGCTGCGGTACATCATCCTGGCGGAGTGAGCCGTGTCTGCCTTCGGTTTCAATGCAAACGACGTTCGCCGCATCGGCGAGGTTGTGCGAGCTGCAGAGCACGGCCGCATACAGAAAATCGGACTTGGCTCCGATCAACACGGCGGCGCGACGCCAGGCGTACGCCTGCTGATCGCCAAGCACGATGGCGGCAGCTGGCCGGTTGATTCCACTGCGGTCGTCACTGTCTACAACGGCGACCAGGGTGATATCTCTTCTGCCGTAACCGCAGTTGCCTACAACCAATACATCCGTTTTGGTGCGCAGCCTGTCTGCAGTTCACGATGGGTCGCACTTGGCCACAACGGGTTCAACTGGATACCCGTCGACTCGCAGGACGCCTGCGACACTTGCCACAGTGAGATAGGCGGCATCGACTTCTCAGTGTTCACAGGATTCGCCAAGACGAACACGCAGATCCTTGGCCACGATGGCAGCGGATGCATTCGCTGGTACGACATCTTCACCTGCGCCACTGCGTCGACATGAGTGACTACGTCGGCCGTGCTATTTCCGGCAAGATCCGCGTGCACACGCCAGACCCTTACACGCTCCAGGTGTTTCTGCAGCAGCGTGCCGACACCCGCAATCTGCCGTGCAAGTGCTGCGCGACTTCGTGCCCGACTCAAGTCTCTATCTCGGTGTCATTCTGCGGCATGACAGTCACGGCCACTGTGCCAATACCGGGTGTTCTTGGTTTTGCACAGGCAAACCTTCCAGACGGCTCCTATCTGATTGTGAGTGCACAGATATCCTGCGGGCCGTGCGGGTGGTTTTTTGACATGGGTGTGTGCGCTTATTGCGATGCGACGCAACAGGCGGCGTCTGATGGTTTCACGGCCGCCATTCCATTCGCAGCCACGCCCAATGCCAGCGGCACGTACTGCCCGCAAACAGGAGCAGTGACGCTCACGTGCTTCGGAGACCAGTTCGGCATTCCCTGCGTGACCACCCCGAGCGTCAGCATCGCATGAACATTCTGACCGCTACCGCCGGCCGACCCGAGATCGCCCGCGTCTGGTGTGCGGCCGTGTCGGCCACTCTCACGACGCCGCACGTGGCCACCGTTCTCTACACCGGAGCGGACCCGCAATGCTCCTGCGACGTGCTCGAGGTGCCTGCCATCAGCCCGGTGATGGGCATGACCATCGACCGCTACGTCGACGGCCCGGTGCGAATGTTCCTCGAGGAAGACATGATCCCTGTGCGGCCGTGGTGTGTTGACGATTACCCCGGCCGCCTGGTGGCGGCACAGGGCAACCACCACGGCCAGCCGTGGCCGGCGTTGACCATCATGCGTGACGCTGGCGAGCCGGCCACCGCGATCGTGCCGCAGCGGTTCGTGCGTGACGGTGGCTGCCCAGACTGGCTGCCGGCCGACCTGTGCGAGCCGGCGCTGCGGGCCAACGCCAAGGTGCTCGGCCAGCACTTTCTGCATCTCGACAAGATGTACAGGCCCGAGGTGCCCGAGGCTGACGCCAAGAGCGAGCTGCTCGAGCTGCTACGGTCGCGGTTCGCGAATCACGAACCGGCCCGCCGCGGCCTGGGCGACATGGTGGCCGCGGGCCTGTCTGCCATCGGCATTACGCCCGAGCGTCTGAGCAGGGCTCTTGGCGTTAAGGACTGCGGATGCAAGGGCAGGGCCGAGGCCCTCAACGCACTGGGCCGCCGTCTCGGGATTGGTTGACACCCTCGCGATAGTGCGGGCGAAAGGACGACCGATGCCCGAGGACCACGACGTCACAATCGACGGCAAGCGGTGGTTACTGCGGTTCACCCGGCTTAAGGGTGACGCCTGCGGGTGGACGTACTTTGACAACGCCAAGCGTCCACGCATTCTGATCGACGAAACCCTGACCGGTGGCCAGCGGCTCGAGACGATCCTGCACGAGATCGCCCATGCGGTGCTCGGGCCAAGCATCAGCGAGGAGAGTATCACCGAGCTGGCGCGTGTGCAGCGGCGTGTGCTCACGATGCTGAATGTGAAGGAGGTGCCGCGTGGCAAAGCGTAAGAAGCTGTCCGCCGCGATTCTCTCCCGTGCCACAAACACGCGGCACGGTTCTCTGCCTTGGTATCGACGTCTGCCGGCTGCCGTGGTCGCTGAGCTCGAGCAGCTGCGGGTCGACTGGGAAAACGGCAAGACCGGACTTCAGAAGCGAGCAATGGCACGAGCGATACGGGACGAGATGCAGTCGCGTGGGCTGCCGGTCTGTGGCATCCAAGGAGTCGAAGGATGGCTCGACAGAGAAGGCAGGCCCTAGCACAAGCTGTCCTGGCTCGCGCCGCTAACGACGTCGCGTCTCAGCAGCAGCTGCAGGCCGACGCCGAGCTGGCCCGGCTGCGGGCCGAGCTGGCCGGTCTGCGCAACAAATACAAGGTGGCCCTCGAGCAGATCGACAGCGAGCGTGAGCGGGCCGACCGGTTCACGGCGTTGCAGGGCGTAACGCCCGCGGCCCTGCCCAAAAACGCTAAGCCCAAGAAGCGGGCCAAGCACGACGCCACGGCAATCCTGATGCTGTCCGATGTTCATGCCGAAGAGCGGGTGCTGCCTGAGACCGTCAACGGCGAGAACGACTACTCGCTTAACGTATGTCAACTGCGGATGGCCGAGCTGGAGGAGCGGTTTCTGGATTGCCTCGAGCACGAACGGAACCAGGCCGACGTCAGGCGGGTGGTCATCTGGCTGGGCGGCGACTTCATCACTGGGCACATCCACCCTGACTGCGTCGAGGTGGCCCAGCTCTCGCCGATGAACGCCACGCGGTGGATCGCGGAGCGACTGCGGGCTCTGATCAACAGCGTGGCTACGCACGCCGACGAAGTGATCGTCTGCACCAACGCCGGGAACCACGGGCGGTCCACGGAGAAAAACCGGATCGCCACTGAACTCGAGCACTCGTGGGAGCAGATGATGTACTTCACGTTGGCCCGTGAAG